CTTCCAATTTGTTTCTTTTATTTATATTAGTTTTGATTTTGCCGAGAGAGACTTGATAAAGCTCTCATAAATACCGAACTTACCTTGCTCGATCTCGTCCATACGCATTCTTTTCATTTGTTTACGAGACTCATGCAGCTTTTCCTGATACCAAGAATCGGATGAAGCATCGTAAACCCACTCAGCGCCTTCCATAATTCCTTTAACGAAAGCATTAGGAGCTGAAGGATCAGCAACGATATCAGCAGCTGTAGCCAGATGAAAATCATCCTGAACCTCCATGATACCGTCACGTTCTTTTAGAGAACCAAGACCACGAGAAGAAACACCCAAGTTAGCGCCTGACTTCAACAGACCTTTGGCAATATTACCCATAGGTGTGTCTGTAAGTCTTGCTTTACCAATGAAGTTTGAACCGTCGCGCTTTAGTTCTGTGACCATATGAGAAACGCGATCAAGATTAATTTGTGGACCGGATGGGTGACCAAGCTCGCCGTAACCTCTTTTTTGATCAATGTGAGATTCAATATACTTTTGTACAGCTTTCTCCATAATTCTTAACGGATAAATGCGACCATTACGGTTTGGTTTATCAGCCTGCATAAAGATGCCGTGAATATAATGGTCCTTTGAACCATCTTCTTTGGCTTCAGTTATGTATTCGATTTCTTCCGTTAGTTCTGTGATCATAAGCATACGTAAAATTCCTTAATTATTATACGCAACTGGAACGGCTACTAAAGTAGCAGCTGTGTTATTAGAAGTTAAAATATCTGTTGCGCCTTTTTGTAAAATTAAAGTCTCACCACCAATAACGGACGTAGTCCATCTAGTGGTAGTATTAGTTGAATCTTTACAGGTAATCAGAGCTAAAGTAGTAATCGCGGAAGCATATGATATTTTAACTAATGTGTTATTACCGTAAGAACTGAATGTTGTAGTATTACAAACGGACTCTGTACCGAGTGGTTTAATTATTTTGGTCATACGTTTCTTCCTGTATTTACGTCAGCTGAGAAACTTGGGAATGTGTTAGTTGGAGCGCCTGACATATCAATGCCACCTTCATATGGCGCTGACTGCTCGTCTTTCTTATCCTTAGCATGATCGCCGTAGATCATGTAGTCATGAACAGCTGTTACATAATCCTTAGCAACTGCAATCTTTGACTGAACCCAAGGTTCAACAATCTGATCGTCATTTAGCTGCATGGCGAGGTGAAGTGCCTTGTTAGCAAGAGCGCGAAGCTGTGTCTTTGCCATTTCAGCTGATTCGTCATCGCCACCAAGCAGAGGAACTGCTAGGTCTTCCTTTACAGCCTTGGCGATGTCATGAGCTTTGGTGATTGTTGACTTCTTCAGAGGAGGCTTGTCGCCTGTCTTCTTCATTGCAGCTGCCATACCAATAGCATATGGATTCTTTGCGATTTCTCTAAGAGGCTTAGACTTTGTGCAATCAGCCATTTCGTGAACAGGGCAAGCTGTGCCTTCCTCAGTCATATTGCATTTTGCTGCCTCATAAACAGCTTTATCATTTGGCTTCTTGCGACCATGACGTTCTTCACCTGACTTAGAAAGAGAATTCTTGATGTTTGTGGCTTGATAAATGTCATCGTCGTTACCAACGCGATCAGCATGTTTTTCTCTTGAGTGCTTCTTTACAAACTCTTGTTCGGCAGGTGCCTTTGGCGCGTAATCAACACCAGGATCAGAACCAGTTGAACCCGGAACAACCTTAGAGGCTTTTATGCCGTTTAAAATGTCTTTAAGGGATTTCGCCATCTTCTTGTTCCTCTGTTTCTTCCTCGGAGTCCGTTTCTAGTTCTTCTTCATTATTTTCTTCGGGAGCATTGAACATTCTGCTGGCGATTTCCGACTTTTTGTTCTCAATAGCATCAGCAACTTTGTTTTGAAGTATCTCTTTGAATGAACCCTCAAACTCTAAAGGTTTTTGATTAGAGCTGAAATTAATGAGATCAACAATTCTCGCGCTTATTTCTGACATGCTTTAGACCCTTATTTGTTTCTAGCTAAAATTTGAACAGCTGATCTATATTTAGCTTGATCTTGAATTGAACGCTTATCTTTAGCACCTAGAAGCTTTACTGTAGCTTCAGCGTTTCTGATATTTTTTTTCTTTTCGTCAGTAGCAGGTGTTGAATCTGTATCCTCGTCACTAGCTAAAGGCTGAACACCTTCTGGCTGTTCTTCACCGCCTGCCATATCCATAGGATTTGGTGGATTCCAACGAGGATCTGTTTCTTCCTCTTTGATTTCTTCGTCCTGCTCTTCAATATCATCATCTGATTGATGAAGAATGTTTTTACGTGCCCAAGTGTGAGAGTAATACTTACCGATAATTCCACCCTGTTCCATAGTCATCAGCAGGTTAGAACGATTCTGAATAATCTCAGCGTCTTTGAGTTCTGTGAAGTAGTTGTCCTTAGCAAAATCATACTTGATGTCTGCAGCGATGTTTTGCCAATCTTCAATTGACATGATACCTTTGAGGACAAGTTGTTTCTCTAAGAGAGATGTGAACAACGTAGAAAAACGCCCACGAAGTCTTGTGATGAACTTGGCAAACTTCAACTCATCTCTTGTTACTTCAGTAGCCCTACCGAGCGAGAACAACGCATCTGAGTTTAGGCGATTAACTGGCACATTGAGTGTTTGATAAAGCTTCTTTTGAAAATAAAGAACGTCATCCATTTCACCAAGAGTTTGACCGCCCGGAAGCGTAGTTACTTCTGTACCACGACCACCTTCTCTGCGAGGTAGCCAGTAGTCTTCAAGCATCGTCATGAACTTACGGTCATCGCGAACTTCGCCAGTAGCGCCATCATAAATCAAACGATTCTTGTGTTTTACCATAATGTCACGGACGTATTGTTCCGCTTTCATTTTTGGTAGGTTACCAACGTCAATGTACCAGATGCGGCGCTCAGGTGCGCGCGCGAGACGATAGATGACTAAAGCATCTTCAAGAGTACGAAGCTGATTGAGTGCTTTGATTGATTTGTGAAGATAAGAAAGAACCATCGTGCCTTGCGTGTCTGTCAGACCGGAAGTAATATACACGATTGAGTCTTTGGCAATCTTCATACCAGTTGTTGTAGGACCAACTGACTTGTTGCCGTAATTGAAACCTTTGTCATTGAAGATAAAGTATTCGTTCTGAACTTTAGGAACGACAGCTTCACCACCTTCACCACCAGAAACTTTTCTTTTTGCTACTTCTCTAATCTTACGAATTTTTCTAGGATCAATGTATCGAACTTCTTTGATCCCATCTTGCACATTCTTTTCGTCAATCACAACGTGATAGTAGATACGACCATCGATGTACCAGCGACGATAGATTTCGTATGCTCTTGATTGAAAGTTTAAGATGTTTAGGACGACTTTAAATTCTTCACGGATAGCTTTTTTAATTTTGTCAGGAATTTCTAGGCTGTCAAGATTGATGTCAACTACACTAGATTCGCTGATATCAATTGATTCATTGATGATTTCGTCAACAGCTGAGTCTATCTCAGGCTGAAGTGACATTTCTCTGTATTTTGTAACAAGTTCGGCTTCTGTTCTAACAGTTCCATCTAGGTCAATGTATGTACCATAAGCGCCACCAGCTGCTACGACTACTGCACCATCATCTGCTTCTTTAGGCGCAAAAGAAGATGTTGTGTCTACTGGTATTTCTCGTTTAAATTCGAAGCCGAAAAGTTTCATCTATTCTATCCAATAAAGGAGGAGGATGATTCCCCCTCCAACATAATCAAATTATAAGAATTGAGGGAAAAAAGCTTGGCTACCAGGTTCTCCAGTATCAATGAATGTAGTAGCTCCAACTTGAATTGGAACCCAGTAGTCATAAGCGAATGTTACGTCAAACGTCTGGATTGCGTTTGTGTTATCCCAGTCAAGAGCCATGTTTGAAACCTGAACAGGGAAGATACCTACGAAGTTGTAAGCTCTGATTACTCCACCGTCCTTAGAGAACTGAGTAACAAGAGCGTCAGTGAACTTGTAAGAATTGCCAGGAAGAATCTTTACGTTTCCTACCAGCTGGTTGATCTTGTTTGACCAATCTTCGAACATATTTCTAACAACATAATCTTCGTCGTTCATCACTGTTACTGACCAG